TCAATATCCAAAAGACTTTAGATATTAAGATGAAATCAATGGAGTGTTATAGATCCGAATGGCAAAAGCCTCCGGGTGAACGTAATGAACAAACCATGGAGATTATGGCAAGATATAACGGTTACAAAGCAGGAATGATCAGTGCTGAAAATTTCCAGATACTTTATTTAGTAAACCCATTTAATTTAGATTAGGAAATGCAAAATATGAGCCTTAAACCCTACTTATGTGGTTTTCAAAAATGTGGACTAAACTCTATTATCAAATGGTTTCAAGAGTCTAAAGGAATAACCGATATTCACACAACAGAAGATATTACCTCAGTAAATTGTATTCCAACCTACAAACCATTCGCAGATAAATGCTATCCAATCGCAATAATCAGGGATAAAATAGCCGCAATATGGTCAATGTATTGGTTTTTTGGTAATTACAGAAATTACACCTTAGAGGAGTTTTTAAAATTAGATGAGCCTTCAATTCAGTACGGAAATACAAACCCCTGCAATAGAGTAGATTTTGACTATCACTTATCTAAATTTGAACTATACACCGATGATGTTCCAATAGTCTATAATTTAGACGAACTAAGAAAACTAAAGGACTTTCCAAAAAAGAATGTGACCTATGATATGTTCAAGGAATATGATGATCAATTCGGATATAGACCAATTAACAAAGAGGATAAATCAATCATAAAAGAGGCTCTAAAGAACTACAACAGGGACAATCTAAAGCATAAGGTGAAACTGATATGACTCCATATAATAATCTCAAAGATGTTCCTCACTGGAAATGTCCTAATTGTAATGGATTAAACTCCGAACCTAGAGAAAAATGCCTTGAATGTGATCTACCAAAACCTGAAAAACCTCAATACCGACATAAATTCCATAAACCAAAAGGAAGATTTCAAGAATCATGAATGAAGCACTATGCCCTCAATGTAACACAATTTTTATCCAAAGATCTTCTAGACAAAAATACTGTAACACCTGTATCATATTAAGACGTAAGAAGCAGAAGGAACCTTTCAGAATAGTGAATATGGTAATATGAGATTATGTAAATGGTGTTATCACGTTAGGATTAAACTCCAAAAAGACCACCCTTATCACCCTAGATGTAAAGGATTATGGGAATGTGAATGTCAATGTAGAGAAAAGATGAGCACTCCTAAAGGTTACAATACTATGCACTATGTAGCAGATGGAATCTTTTAACCCAAAGTTTAATAATCATTAGTGCAAGTTTGCCAATAGGTATAATCATTGGTAAGAAGTAAAAGGTTTGAAGAACGCAAAAACGAAGAAAAAAGATTGGTATTACACACTATTTGTATGCGTATGAGTGAACGTGAGGCTCTAGTTTATCTGAAAACTAGGAATCATGAAATGGGAGTTAACAAATATTATAATCTAAAAGAGGAGATAAAAACCTCCAAAATTAAAACATTACAGGATATAGCATTACATGACGGCTTAATTGAACAACATTTAGACCGTATTCATAATTTGGAAGTCATAGAACACGAACTATGGCTTACATTCAACTTAGAAACCGATAATTACAAACGTGCCTCAATTCTCACTAAAATCGCAGAAATGCAACCGTACATATCCGGAGCCTATGACATGACTAGAGTAATAATGGAAAAACAGGTAGAACTGAAGACAGGATATGAAATGCCACAAATACGCAAATGAAAGATCCAAACCGTAGAATCCCATTTTATGGGTTATTAGAAGATGAACTATCAATAAACGAACTAGGCACTGAATTACCTGAACTGCCTAAAAATATGTTAGAGTGGATAGCAGAAGCAAGACCACTAGTTATGGGACGTCCAAGAAACTTTGATTTATTCCCTTTTTACATTCCATTCTACGAAGATAATCACCCTAACATAATGGCAGTTAACGGACGTCAAACCTTCAAAACTACAACCTGTTCAGATATTCTAGGAAATGCCGTTACAGCGTACAATAACGTTGAAGCCGGTTATGTAGCAGATAATGAAGCCCACTTGGGAGCCTTTTCACTACAAAGATTTAGGAAACAAACTATGATACAGAATCCTAAATTAAGACAATTCTTGCCCGGAAAGGGCAGAGCCAATATTGGATCTACTGTTTTACTAAATGACTCAATCGCTTATCTAATGACAGATGAGAATGAATACAACAAAGTTGAAGGCAAATCACTATCTGTCCTAATGTTAGATGAGGCACAATATCAAGATGTGCAGTTCTTATCTAAAGCCTTTTACACCTTATCTCAAACTCATGGAAGATTTTATTGCTTTGGTATTGGAGGAGAAGCAGGATCTCCTTACAATGAAATGTGGGAAAGAACAGATCAAAGGGAATGGGTTTATGATGATCCTGAATGGCGTACTAGATTAGAGTTTGATAATAGAGGCACGATAATTAATGAGCCGGACGAACTAAAGAGCATACTAGCAGGAAGATGGACTCCAAGAAAACCGGAGAATACTCAATACAGAGGTTATCATATGCCTCAAGAGATGTTCGCAACTATTCCGTTAACAATTCGGGACGCCATAGACAAATACAAAGTTCAACCGGAATTATCTATTGAATGGCAACGTGAGAATAATCCTAAATCCATTTATCTTTCTCACTGTAAAGGAGAATTTTTCAAAGCAGAAAGACGTCCAATTACTCCGGAAATGGTCAAGAATTGTATGAATCCTTATCGCTATATGCCTTTAATGACTACCAATGAGATTAAAGAAATTAAAGAAACCTTTGGAAATGAGGTTAGAATCCTTATGGGAGTCGATTTTGGTAGTGGTAGTTCAGCTGGATCATTAACTGTAATATCTGTAATAATTCATTGGCGTAAATCAAAAAGATACCAACTAGCATACATTGATAGACGTCCTCAAGAGAATCAGATTGACCAATCCCGATATATCGCAGATTTATTCCGTAGTGCTAAATGTGACTTTGGAGTAGGCGATTTAGGTTATGGACAGATTCAGGTTAAGTTAATTCAAGATGGAGGCAGAGATTCTAAAGACAATCCATTTAGTGGGTTAGGATCTTCTCACTTTGTAGGAGCCAGAAGTACAGGAGATCTTCATAAGGAGAGTTCAGAATTTAGAGAAACAACTGACGAACATGGAACTGAAATATCTAGGATTAATGTTTCCAAAACGGCAGCAATTCAAAAGTTCATAGACCTACTAGAGTGGAATGTATCTCACCCTAATTTCCCGGAGGATAAAACATACAACCGTCCAAAACTTATGATCCCATATCAGAATGATTATGAAGTTGACTTTTTGGTAACTGACCTATGTGCTACAACTAGAAAAGATTTGGAACAGGACGCAGATTTAACAGTTGAAGATCCTAGACAAATGGCTAAAAAAGAGTTTAATCACCCGGCAGATTCTATGATGAGTTTAATCTATTGCTTTTCAGCAGATGAGAACTTTGATGAAGGAGCATATTCGATTAGCAGGACTTCACGCAGTTGACAAAATCTTTCCATAAATGTCCTAAATGTAAGGAGCCGGACGATGAGATGTAAGATTTGTAAAAAATGCACTACATTAAGCCGTGCTAAAAAAAGACACTGTTGGGAACATAACCATTGTCCAAGATGTCACTATCTAGGAAAAACCGGAGCAGGAAGAAAATATGCGTTGTTGTAAATGTAGAAAAGTATCAAGAAGTCCAAAGGCTCCAAATTGGATTGATTATCAGATGTGTTATCGCTGTTACTGTATTAATGTCCTAAATTCTTTGCCAAAAAAAGGCACAGGTGGAACTTACATGGGAGAGCAGAAATACAATGATTTTCACTCAAATTCTTGATTCTTTTATATACGAAAAACAGAATAGTTAAGTAGTAAACTAGTAAACTAATAGTATGAATAAAACCGAAATGCAACAAAAAAAATGCGAAGATTGTGAAAGAGTAGCAAAATTCTATTCTTTCATAAGAGGAGATAACCGAATTATTTTCAAATGTGGTTATCATACTTGGTGGAATGGAACGTTAATGGAAACAGAAAGCAAAGAACAACTAAAACGGGAGTTTGCTATTCATGGTTAATCTTAACTGTCCTAAATCCGATTGCTCCTTTGAGCATAACAACCTAGACGATTTTATTGACCATGTAAAGACTCATGGAGTCAAAACTCCGGGAATTGAGAAAGTTTCTGGAACCTACAAAGTAATAGCAAGGAGTTATAGAGATTGAGCCTCATTGAAACCCTTGATAGAGTTATTGAAGCCCAACTCAAAGCAATAGACGATTCAGTGGAGGAGTTGTTTGA